AAAAGCCTTCAATCCCACCTCCCCCTCTCCGTTCGTGCCGTTTTTGTTCGTGCCGTTTTTACCACCCCCGTCCTTGACTTTGACCCTTGGGCTGTTGATTCAGTTGGGTTGGAGAGTTATGGGGGTTACGGCCGAGTAAGGCGAGTCTTGGGTGATTCTTTTGTACGCGTCAATCGACTTCTTCTTTGTAGCCTTACCCAGGGGTGTATTGTAATGCTCCTTGTAGTACGCATACATAGCTTCAGGGTCAGCACCACTTGGCAGGGCTTCTTTTACCCTAAGATAGTGAATCCTGCACATTGCTGTTGCGTAGCTTAAATCATAAACCAGACGGTTAGGCAGAGGTATTCCATTGGTTCCGAAGTTTAAAGATAGAACCGTGGAAAGACGATACTTATTAAAAATATAATTACGCCACATGTCTGTATAGGTAGATACCTCGCACTGGTAAATACCTAACGCTCCCCCTTTAATCTGCTTGAGGTATTCCCCTCCATTTGATTCGGTAGCGCATGTAAAAACCATAAGCTCCTCGGCATCCTTAGAGTAGGCATTTAACTTAGACAAAGATGGCTTTATTATGTATTCTCTTAGCTGTTGCGTATTTATCATATTAGGAGCTTTCCTCGAAGTTTGTTATATAATCATAGCAAATGGGGGTAAGAAGTATGAAGATTAACTCTACAGCACTTTACAAGGCACAAAAAGAAGGCGGCCAAAAATACAATGAGGCCAAGCACTGCAAGATGATTATTGATTCCATGAATACAAAGGGAACAATGAGTGCATTCTGCGTTGAAGCAGGAATTGGTGATGGCACCTTTTATAGATGGATGAATCAGCACGAAAACTTCATGAGCTGCTACCGAATTGGCTGTATGATTGCCAGAGAAAACTGGGAGCGAGAAGGTGAGCTTGGCAAAGGAGACGAATCGTTTGACCTGGAGTTGTGGAAAACCCAAGGCTCTGCGCGATACGGCGTCGGAAAAACAAACCGAGTTCGAGTGCATATTGATGCCGACTCTACCCCTTACGACCAGTACAAACAACTTTTAATCCAAGCCAGTATGGGAGATTTCACAGCGTCTGAGTTAAAGCAGTTGATGGAATCTATTAATATTGGAATCAGGGCATATGAAACATTCCAATTACAGAAAGAAGTAGATGCTATGCGTCAAGACTTAACTAAGATGGGGCATAATAATGGCCACAATATCATCCCAATTAAGACAGCTTAGAAAGACGATACACATCCCATGGAGAATGGTGATGGTTGATAGATTGATGGAGCCTCATGAGTTTGAGGAAAAGATTATTTACGTACATATTTGGATATAGGGGAACACAATGAGCATGCTCTCTAGAGAACTCAAGGGAATCGAAAGGAAAATAAGTAGCGCAATTCCGCACGCACATTCCGCTGATACCCGTGCAAACATGTATGCCGCCCGAGAACAGATGCAATTCTATCGCGAACAGAAAGATGAATACAATAAACAAGCGGCCAAATTAAGCGACCAAAAAGCAGTTGAAACTAAAAAATTACATGAGAAGCAAATTCGCACATTAAGAAGTCATTACAAAAAAAGAAGCGGCCTTATGTCCTCTTCTACAGGTGACACACCTAACGAAACTCTGGGGTAATCATGCTCACAACAAGCGAACGCGAAGCATTCAAAAAGCGGTACGCAAACGCTCAAAGTAATGCGCTTCTATGGGCAGGCCTCCATGAAGCCTGTTATTTTTATGCAATACCGAATAGAAATAAGTTCTGGAGGGATAAGAGCGACCAGGGAGAGCAGAAAGGGCAGAGGGTTTATGATACAACTGCCGTCGAGGCCACCAAAACATTCGTCTCTAAACTTCATACAGCCATGACCCCACCCCAGACTCAATGGGGATACATGACAGTCGACCAACAATGGGCTAACAGCAACCCGGAGCTGCTAAATGAAGCGCGTTCGATGCTGGATAACTATATTCGTCAGCTATTTGAGTATATCCATGAGTCTAATTTTGATGTGGTTATTAATGAATGTTATTTTGACGTTGCGGTTGGTACAGCCTGCCTAGTAGCAAACTCATACACCGACAAGCAACCGTTACTTTTCACGTCAATCCCTATGGATAAGCTGGCAGTAGAAGAGGCTATGACGGGACGTCTTGAATCTTGGTATCGTGATTGGACTGAAACCAAGATAAATGAAATTACCATTAGATGGCCTAAGGCTGATATACCTCACTACTTAGTCGAAAGAGAGGCTGCCGATAGCTGCGCTACAGTCGCCCTGATACAAGAGGGCGTAATGTACATGCCCGGTAATGGTAAAAAACCGTATATGTATGTTGTCATGGCTGATGATGATGTTCTTTATAGTGAAGCGTTTGAAACCAACCCAGGGATTGTATGGAGATTCCAAAAAACAAATAGCGATATATTTGGACGCGGCCCTATTATGGATGCCCTTCCTTCTATTATATCCCTTAACGAACTTGCTAGGGTTGAACTGGCCTCAGCTAACTTAAATACATTTAAGCCTTACATGGCTTTCAGTGATGCGGTCTTCAATCCCCATACCTTTGTAATGCAACCGATGTCCATCATCCCTATTGCTCCACTGAGCGGGAATGGTCAACCTCCACTGATTCCACTGCCAGATTCATCTTCCCCTCAGTTTGCACAGCTTACAATCTCTGACTTAAGAATGCAGATTAAAGAGTTAATGTTTAGTGGCTCTCCTATCCCGGACAGCTCCAAGCAGCCGGTCTCAGCTACAGAGCTCATGATTAACCAGCAAATGCTGGCGGAAAGAATCGGGCCTTTATTCTCGCGCCTACAGCAGGAGTTCTTATTCCCGCTGCTCGAACGGTGCGCATACATCTTGGATTCTATGGGAATACTCCCAAAACCTAGGATTAAAGGGGCCAAGATAAGTTTCCAATATAAATCCCCTCTTGCTTTAGCAAAAAACCAAGAGCAGATTGGAAGGCTTACACAGTTCGTTCAGATTATCCAAGGAACACTTGGGCAAGAAGAGGCGAAGTTATATATGAATGCATCTAAGTACCCATGGATGCTTGCTAACCTTATGCAGTTAGACCCAGATTTTTTAAACACGCCGGAAGGGGTGGCGCAGGCAGCACAAGCCATGCAAGACCAGCTAGAGGCGGAACCAGAAGGGGCTGAAATTGGATGAAATTTTAGGGCAAGAAAACTACTTCAAAGGGTATCAGGATAACATTGACGCACTGAGGGAGAAGGGCGAGAAGTTTGAGTTTGACAAGGAATGCTTTGAGGTATTTTCTGCGTCAGAATCAGGGCAAAAACTGCTAGATTACTTCTTAGAGAAGGTTGTCATGGCTTCCGTTCCTGCGCAAGTAGACGGGAATTATGGGAATGCATGTATTTACTTCGAGGGGTATCGTGAAGGGTTTAGGCAGATAATCCATGGGGTTAAAAGCTACCCGGAAAGAAAGGAAGCGGAAGAGCAGGCTAAATTAAGGGGCGATAAATGAGTGAAGAACAGGGTTCGGTGGAGGTAGTTTCTAATGATAATACGCAGGTCGAGCCTACTTGGTGGTGGGATAAAGAGACACCCGGGACTGGAGATAGACCCGAGTGGCTCCCGCAAAAATACAAAAGTGCCGAGGACACCGCTAAGGCGTTCAAGGAACTTGAAAAGCGCCTCGGTAGTGCCCCAGAGCAGTACGACTGGAGCAAAGGAGACTCTTGGGTAGACTCTGAATACGCACCCTTCCAAGCTATGGGAGATTTTGCTAAGTCTAAGCATGTGCCTCAAGAGGTGATGGACAATATGCTTGACACAGTAGGCGCGTACCTGGATGAGTTTAATACCGATTACGAAGCTGAAAAGCAGTCGTTAGGCGATAATGCGGAAGAGCGACTTACCATTGTAGATAACTGGGCTAAGTCAAACTTTACCGAAGGAACCTATGATGCGCTAATCAGCAATCTGCGAACGGCGAAAGACGTTGAAGCAATCGAAGAAATAAGGACTAAAATGGTAGACAATATGACGACAATTCCTAGCGGTAACGAAACAGCTGAAACTCGACCTACCGTAAAAGATGTTCAAAATGAACTAATAGCTAATTACGAGAAGTACAAGGCTGACCCGAAATATCGGGAGGAGTTTAAGAACAAACTGGCCCGAGCCGTGGAAGCTTGACATATCATTGGCAATGATAAACAATTAGTCAATAGTTCTTTCAATCTTTATTGAGATTGACTAAGAGGACACCTTGTTTTGCTAGACCCCTAACGGGATACTCTAGGCCGATGAGCCCTTATTAGAGAATACGGTTTTACAACGTAACTAATAGGGGTACATCATGTCACAAACATTATCCAATGTAGAACAAATCTATTTTGACAGCCTAGTAAAAGCTGAATACCAATCTAGCGGTCATTTATTACGAAATACAATTCGAACACGTAACGACGTTATTGGTGCTTTTGTTGAGTTCCGTAAAGTTGGTTCGGTTGTTGCTGTTCCAACAGCTTACCTTGCTGCTGTAACTCCTCAAGACCCTGGCTACACCAAAGTGTCTGCATCTCTTCAAAAATATACAGCTCCAACCGCGGTCGATGAAGTTCAAGAGTTAACAGTTAACTTTGACACCAAAATGGAAAATGCAATGCTTGTTGCGGTGGCTTTAGGTCGTCGTGCTGACCAAATTTGTATTGATGCTTTAGACGCTAACCCAGGCAACACAGTTGCTGATGGCGGAACTAACTTCAACTACCAAAAATTCATCCAAATTAATGAGTTCTTTGATGATAATGCTGTTCCTCATAGCGAACGTTATGTTGCGATGAACGCATCAAACAGAAGAAGCCTATTAAGTGATGAACAGTTTATTTCTTCTCGTTACACACATAACTATGCAGTAGAGAGCGGTGAAGCTTCTTACTTCCTTGGCTTTAACATGATTGTTATCCCAAACATGGTTGAAGGCGGCATGCCACAAACAGGCAACATCGATACAGTATTGGCATGGAATAAGCAATCTACTGGTATGGCTATTGGTGAAAACTTCCGAACTGAAATCAACTATATTGCTCAAAACACATCTTGGTTGATTAACGGTATCTTCAGTGCTGGCGCTGTAGTTATTGATAATGAAGGTGTAATGGCAATAGATTGCGATACATCTGTCTAACTCACATTACTTATAGGGGAATAGCATGGCTTTTGATTTCGATAGATTTACACGGACCACTCTTGCGTTTAACTCAGGCGCGTCCACATTAACAGATGCTTCAATTGTAAATGGCCCAGCTGCGTTTACGTATGCTACCGCTGATGACACTGCTGCTGACGTAGCTGCTGCAAATTACTTTAACCCAGAGTCTGCTATTTATGACTTGAACGTAGACGATATCATTTCTTGTATTTGCAGTGACTCTAATCAGTTCTTGCAAGTTGCAACAGTTGACACAACCGCTTCACCTAAAACAATTACAACCGTTGCATTTACTGCTGCGGGCTCTGTAGACACAGCTAACTTAGTTGATGGCGCAGTGACCAATGTTAAAGTTGATGCTGCTGCTGCAATTGAGTTCAGTAAATTGGAAGTTATGACAAGTGGTAACGTTTTAGTGGGTAGTGCTGGTAACGTTGCTGCGGAAGTTACGATGAGCGGCGACGCGACCATTATTGCTTCAGGTGCGCTGACCATTGCTGCCGATGCAGTAACGAGCGCCAAGCTGGCTGAAGATACCATTCAAACAGTAACAGTAACCATTTCCACTGCTGAGCTTTTGGCTTTAGCAACAACTCCAAAAGAGTTGGTTGCCGCTCCTGGTGCGGATAAAGTGGTTCAGTTTTTAGGTGCTGAGTTAGTGTTAAATTATGCTGGCGTTGCTTACACAGAGTCTGGTGATAACATGGCAGTTAAATTCGAAAACGCTGCTGGCGTTGCTGTCTCTGACACCATTGAATGCACCGGCTTCATTGATGCAACGGCAGACACTTTAACAAATGCCGTAGCTGTTAAAGATGCAATCGTTGCTGCAAGTGGTTGTGTAAATAAAGCCCTTGTAATGGATAACGTTGGCAATAACTTTGCGGCAGGTACTTCTCCCGTAGATGTTATTGTTGCATACAAAGTGGTAACTGCTGGATTGTAATACAAACGATTCCTGCGCTCACTGATGTGGGCGCAGGTAATCTATTGCTCTACCTAGGTTGTCTGAGCTATCTTTGAGAAGCCCTATTGCCATATTGCAAGAATGGCATAAAACGCCACGAACAACTTTTGTAGCATGACAGTGGTCTATATCAAAGTACTTTCTTTTATATTTTCTTTTCTTAGATACAAACTCATCGAAAGATATCAGGCATATAGCGCATACACCCCCTTGCGCCTCAAGTATCTTAAAGTAATCCTCTCTGGTTATGCCGTACGCGTGCCTCAGCTCTCTGTCTCGCTTTTGCGCATACCTTTTTTCGTAGGTTTTTTTGGCTTTTATTGGGCAGTATTTAGATTTCTCGTAAGACTTCCTGCAATACTTGCACGTATATTGACTTGGTGATTTTACACAGATGTTCCTATATACTTGGTCGAAGTTTAGCAGGCCGTGAACTTCGCAGCGCCTAAACGACCATAGTGGCAATAACTCTCTATATGCTTTAATCTTATATCTAGTCCGCTCAGAAATATGGGCTTTACAGTAGCCTCGGTACCTACCGTTCCTGTAGTACTTAGGTTCCTCACAAAATGGCACCGGGCAGTATACAAGTTTCATTTAATTAAACCTTAGTGAGGGACACTAATGTTATCAAAAGTATCCATTATAAGCAATTCGCTCATGCAATTAGGTCACAAGCCTATATCGTCATTATCCGGCGGAGACAGCTTGGTAGTCGCTGCTGACCAGATTTACGACATAAAAATTACGTCTTGCTTAACTCGAAGTAACTGGCGTTTTGCCACGCAAATTCAACAGCTTTCTGTTTTAGCTGAAACACCCCCGCCACAATGGAAGACAACATACGCGCTTCCGGCTGGGTATTTAAAAATGCTTATCCTTTATCCTAACATTTACAATTGGGATGTTTACTCAGACCAAAAGATTTATGCTCAGTATCAAGGTGACTTATACATGGAGTATGTGTTCCTTCCTGACGTTTCAATGTTTCCGCCTCATTTCGTAGATTACTTTACTTACGAGATATCAACAGCTTTGGCTTTATCAAATGCCCAGAAAGCAGAATATTACCCGCTGTTAAATGCTCAAAGAATCCAACAGCAAGGTTTAGCTATGGCGATTGAAGCTCAGAATAGGCCCAACTTCCATCAAGTCGATATCCCTATGCTTACGCAGCGAAACATATCAAATTACCAGGGTTACGGACTTACTACATAAGGGTTATGAATGGCTGAGGTTATCTGGTCCCAGGACATCTTTTCTAAAGGTGAGCTTTCGCCTTTGATGTACGGACGCGTTACGGTTGATGCTTATTATAACGGCCTGAAGACCGCTAGAAATTGCATTACTTACCCTCAGGGTGGAATCGGTAAGCGTTTCGGCACGCTATTTAATGCTGAGATATCTGGTATAACCGATTACAGGCAAGCATACTTTGAGTCTTTTACCTATAACGCCGAATGCGTTTATATGGTGATAGTGATTCCAGATAATATCCTTATCTACCTTGAAGGAATCCTGGTGGCTACCGTTGCCTCCACTGGTATTACGGCCCCTATGGTGCCCTTGATTGACAGCACAACAATCGAATCTAACTTTAGGATTACCTCAAGCGCCTTTGTTCCTAAAGATTTGATACGTTCTTCCAATGCCGCAAATGTGATAATAGGCGTTAGTGCGACAGAAATAACGCTGACCAACCCAGTTGTTAGCGGGCTTATTTTGCCCTGCCAATTCACAACTACCGGTACATTACCAGTAACAAGCCCTCAGCTCTTAATACAGCAAAACTATTTTCTAAGAACCACATCCGTTGCCACTGCGGAGATTTATGCGACATCGGCAGATGCTAAAAACCAGGTGAATAGATTCGCAATTAGTAACGCGGGCACGGGCGTTAACTCTGCCATAACACAGAACGTATGGGCGCTCTCCACTATAACTTTTGCTAAGTTTCCGGTATTTGACTTTGATGATATAGACTATAGCGCTATCACGTTTACGCCCGGCGCAACCACAGGATATGACAAAACTTTAACCGCATCTGCCCCAGTATTTACAACCGCTTACGTTGGTGGCGCATTTGAGGGGAACGGTGGGATATGCCGGATTATCTCATATACCAACACTACCGTTGTCAAGGTTGATATTATCTCCGGGTTTACAAATACAGACGCCATACCAGGAACGGAAGGATTCCTAGCAGAGCCTTCATGGAGCAATCTTAGAGGATGGCCGTCTAAGTGTTCTTCATTCCAGAATAGAGCTGTTTTTGCGAACACGCGGTCCCTCCCTAATGGGTTGTTTTTATCTGTAACTAATGACTATAATAACTTTGATGGCCTTGAGGGTGATGACGATAATGCCATCTTCTGGTATCCATCCTCGGATAACGTTAATGTTATACGGTTTATCGTTCCTTATCGCAGCTTAACAGTCCATACTAATACCGGTATTTACTCAACGCCATTAGCGTTTGAACAGGCGGCTACGCCTACAACATTCTCTATGACGCTTCAGGATTCTACGGCAGCTACTGTTGTTCAGCCTCGCGCGATAGACAATCAGATTATTGTTATCTCTGGAAACGATGTCCATGCGATGATATGGGATGGATTCAATAGCGCCTATACCTCAAATATTGCTTCTATAGCCAACGAGCATCTCATTAGAAGCCCTCATGATGAAGCTGGATATATAGACAGGAACCGAGCCGGTTCTAGGTATATGTTCATCATTAATGATGACGGCGACATGGTGATATACCAAACCCTGGTATCTGAGAATGTCTCTGGATTCAGCCCGACAGATTTAACCCAAACCTACGGGAACGCATACTTTAGGTGGGCAGCAGAATCATCAAGTGGTCGATGCTGGTTTATGACAGAACGAGAGATAGCCGAAGTTGGTGTTGGAGATTTGGTGGCTGGGTTCACGGCTGACACATTAACACTTACCACCTCTTCCGTTTTTGTGCTTGGCGTTGTAACGGCGTTTAAGATATCTACAACCACGACTCTTCCAGCGGCATCTATAACAATGGTGGCCGGGGATTACTACTGGGCAGTTGCCACGGACGCAACAAACATTACAGTTTATACAACCTACGTTGACGCAGTGGCAGAGGAAGGAGCCCTTACGTTTTCCAGCGCAGGTGTTGGTTGCACTATTACACCATGGCCTTTATCGACTAAATTCTATCTTGAGGAGTTAAGTTTTGAAGTTTTCACGGACTGCACATACACGTACAGTGGAGCGCCTGAAGATACGTTTACAGGTCTCTCTAGATTTAATGCGCAAATGGTTAAAGCAGTTGGCGATGGTTTTGGCTTCGAAGAAGAAGGGAATAATGACGAAGTTATCCTTACTGCGCACGGGCAGCCGGTAGAGGCGTCTGAGGTTTCAATTGGATTCCCCATTGCAACTCATATTGAGACGCTTGTTACGGCAGTGCCTGGTGTTCTTTCGTTTAAGGGGTCATCACTTACGTTTCCGAGCCATATACGGGCAGCGAATATTATGTTTAATGATACGATTGGTGGGTTCGTTAATGACACGCCGATTCAAATAGACACGCTGGAAGAGACCGTCCCTGGATTGCCTCCATCCCCGATGTCTGGAGTGATGCAAATTACACCCATGTTAGGATGGAATGATGACGTTGGCTCAATCTCTATTACCCATGACGCCCCATTTGATATTAAACTAATCGGTATTTTTTACCGTATCGAGACTTAAAATGGCACTTCTTACAGGATTCTTACTTAGCATGCAGGCCGCCGGGGTTGTGACAAGCATATGGCAAAATAAAGGGGCCCAGAAAATGATTAGACAAGGGCGCGATATGGAGAGAGCAGCCACCGAAATGAATATGGCGGCCAATAACTATGAATTCCAAGAATCATCGCTCGAATCTATGAAACAGCTTAGGCAGAATATTGGGTCTCAGATTGTGGCCCAAGCAGCTAGAGGAACCGGCGCCGGAACAGAGGGTGCCGTAGGTAGCCTTCAGAAATCTATATCTGCTTCCGCAGGAGATGTTGGGGCCAAGAGAATGAGAATGCTGGCAAGAGAGTCAGAGCTCAGGGCGGCAAATATTTTATCTGGTCTTCACACCTTAAAGTCTGAGACTGACCTGGGAAGGAGAATGTCTGGTGAGATATTCGAGGCGGCATCTACAGGGCTAAGGCAGCTAGAATCAAGCGCCCTAGCGTCTAAATTTGGATTTGGTAAGTAAGAAAAGGCGTAATAAATGGTTGACACAGTAGGTAGTAACCCGACAGCACAAGGCTCGCTTCCAGCCGCACACCAAGCGACACCTGTTCTAGAGAGAAGTGTTGCAACACAGGGCGAGGTTCAAACCCCTAACTATTCTGCTGCTTACAGTGAGCTTGCTCTGACACCTACTGCTATAGGAGCTGCTGCCTCCAATGTTATCATGCAGACAAGTAGTGAATTAGCCGCGATTCAAGGGTATGAGCTCGCTAAAAAGAATCCTAACTTACCTATTATTCCTACGTTTGCAAAGTCTGACGCAGCATTCGCCAATGCCTATAAGTCACAATCTGCGTCTATCCTTGGTTTAGATGCTCAGAAACTCCTAGATACCAACCTAGAGCAGCTCGCCCAGTACGATACTTTAACTCCTGATTTAATTGCCTCCTTTGCAAAGTCTTCCGCCACTGGTATTCAGGAAATTCTAAAGAATGCCCCTGATGACGTCCGCGTATCATTAACGAATCAGTATGCGCAGAATCTAGAGTCCCAAGCCCACCGACTCAATATGAGTATGATTGGGCAGCAGAAAGAGACTGCCACGAAACAAGGTGAAGCTTTCAGGCTCGAACAAACCAGCATCGTTCAGGACGCTCTACGAGATAATACGCCCCAGAGTCTGGAGGTTGCAGCCCAAACAAAGGCTAGCATTGATAACGGAATTGACGTAGCTGAATCAACAGGACAGCTGAGCGCTACGCAAGCTCGTGCTTCTCACATAAGCAACAAGTTAAATTACGAAAGCGGAATTCAGATTAACAATGCTTTAGCTGCGCGGGATAACGGAACGCTAGAGAGATTCCTTGTAGACCTTGGAGATAAGAAGCTTCCAGGATTAACATGGGGTGAGTCTGAGGCAGTTCAAAATAATGTTCTTAAAGCTGTATCTCAGGTTGAGAGAGCATCTCGCAGAAATGAGCAGCTCACACTGGCCCAGGGGAATAACCTGATTCAAACTGGCCGGATGACGCCAGACATTCTTGAGTCTATGAGGTCTGATTTAACGCCAACCGAATTCGTTAATATGTCCACGGCATATTCTGTTTCCACGCACAGGAAGGGCGCTAACACCCAGAAGGTTGATTTCTTAATATCGAATGCCGGAGATGCCAGAGCCTACGACGGAGCCACGAAAGACCATATCAATGCTGCATTTGACTCGCTAACAGGTAGTGTCATGGAGAATGCCAAGAGTTCTGGAACTCCTGTAAGTGCTGATGAGGCGCAGGCCCAGGTAGCCGCATTTATGGCGCATCCCATCCCTAAGTATATTGACGGGATTAATAATGGGATTATGTCTGGAAGCTCTGAACAGGCTATGAGCTCAATGAAGCAGTACCATAGGCTTCACGCAGAATCTGGTTTTAAGGCAACAGGCGTAAGTAGTAAAGCTGTCGCAACGTCTGAAATGTTTTTAGCAACACAAGGGCAGTACCCTGGAAATCCTGATGAGGCGCTCAAGCAGGCGCGTGATATAGTTAGCAATAAAGATGAAGCCACTATTTCTCTCAATAAGCAAAAGATAAGCGAATACTACCAAAGGCACGCATCAACCACTACGACCCTTCAATCCAGTATGATTAAAATGAGTGGACTTGGCAGCGGAGACTACCAGGACCTCACCTCGTTTACGGCAGACATGAGGAATCACTTCGACGCCTATATGCAATACACGAATGGTAACGAAGAGATAAGCAAGAAAATGACGTCTGATTACGCATACAAAGCCTATGCGGAAACCCATATTAATGGCGAGAAAGAAATGGGGTACTTGCCAGTAGATTCAGCCATAGGAATTCCCGTAAAAGGAACCGCACTTATCCAAAGTGATATATATGAGAAGCTTGGTAGTCAGTTCGAGGTAGGTAAGCAGGCTTTTGATAATGGCACACTTGATTCTTACTGGCGGTTAGCAGAAAGAGTTAGGTTTGATGAGTATGCGGCGGCCAAAACTAAAGTAGGTACCGCGCTAACTATACCGGGATACATTAAAGCGGCACGGGCTAAGATGAGCTCAAAGGACGAGCTTCAGGGCAAGTCAAATATTACTGTTCTTCGTGAATCTCTGAGGCCTGAACGAGATATTATAGCGGAGTATGAATCCGCTAAACCCATTGAGGCTGAGCAAGTAATGAGAAATGGAGAGGTTAATAGCTATCATATTCAGACGCGCTCAAGCTCAATGACCTCGGTATCTTCAGCAACAGGACAGGTCGTTGGGCCTTATTTGATTCAAGTTAAAGACCCAGTTACGGGTGTTCTAAGTAATATACATAGCTATTTTGGTGCCACTAGAACAATGCCTGAATACCGCCCTGATGCTCAAGGAATTAGAAGCAGGTATCTGGCGCTAAACGGCTTAACCCAAACTTGGGATGAATTCAAAAAGAGCCAGGACAAACAGGCGGCCGCACTAGCTACATTGCAATCCCCATTAACTAGGCCGCGTCATGTTGGAGGTCTATAATGGAGGAACGCGAAGAAGAATCTCAAGACCTTCTTGATAATGACTTGCCCGAAGTTCCCTCAGTTGGCAACCTTCCTATTTCTATGCCAGGAATCGGGAGCGATGCGCAATATACGACGCCCCCTTTAAAAATAGACAACGCTCCCAATGAATTGTTTAACAAAGACCCCTTGGGGAGCCTGTTGTCTCCTGATGAGACGATGCCTCAGTCAGCATTTCTTCCTAAAACAAAAGATAAGCCTGGGCTTTTTGAGACAGTGGGGCATAACCTAAAGCAAATGAACACCGGTATACTTGCTGGTGAGTACGCATATAATGAATTCTTCAGGAAGAACCCGCTCAATGATGTAGTTCCCGAAGAAGGGTACACGGCGATGAAGCCTGAGTCTGTAGAGGGGTTCGATAATAAATACTGGCCATTTCTTACGAGTGCTAAATCTCCTAATGACCTTGCGGCAAGACAAACGCACGTTCGGCAGCAAATGGCAGAAGATGAGAAGTTCTCTAACGGCTCGCTGTTCCCCACGCTTCTTGGCGGCCTTCTTGGCGTCTTGACCGACCCCACAACTTATCTCATTCCGATGGCATCTGCCGGTAAGTACGCCAAACTTAGCCAGAACGTCATTAAAAATATGACGAAGATTGCGCCTGGAATGGCTATTGATTCCATGGCCCGAAATACCATGGTTCAAGCAAATAGAGCGGGTGGTAACATCCAGGATATGGCAACTGACTCTTTGCGTGACTTCGTATTTGGTACAGCTTTGATTGGCTCTGGTAGCGCTCTTGGCTCAGCAAAGCGAGCTGGAACATTATGGAATACACGTAGAGCATTTAACTTTGCTGCGGATGGGGTCCTTATCAATCCTGTTGTGAAGGACGGGATTATTGTTAAAGAGATGGCCGCCTCTCTTGTTCCTGGAGAAATTCCAACCGCTCAAAATGCCTTGTATGTTGGTGCTGCAAATAATTATGTTGAAGAGATAGCTAACTCGGGTGTTTTTGGTAAGCAGTTCTTAGGCGACGCTGTTAAGAATATCTTGGGTTCGGATTTAGTTGGAACACCAGTAATGCAAGCCGCTCGCTCTCCTTACAAGCAAGTTCAGTCCTTCTTTAACAGAACCGCATTTACAGGTGCCATCACAGAGAGAACACTAGATGGAGCATCGCGGGCCTTTACTGCCCATGAATACGCAACCTTTTACAGGGACCACGCAAGAGATGTAGCTGGAACTGTTCGTGAGCTTTTTTATAAAGCCAACGGCATAGGCGGAGCGACAGAAACCGGTAAGGCGCTTAAAAACTTCAAGCAAGCTTATACGCAAAATAGAACAATAACAGAAGAAGCGTTTGGTAAAGAGATACGCAGTATTTTAAATACCAAAGGATATGAGTCTGCCTATCCCGAAGCAAAGGAAGCGGCTGATATAACCCATAACCTTTTCAAAGGAATGGGGGAGGATATCTTTAAGTCCATGGGGAAAGAAGGCACATTCCTGGACCCAGTGACAGCCTGGAAGTATTTACCTCAGAACTATAATATCCC